TGAGTTCTGTTTATTTAGATTAGCTGTCTTCTTATTTAAGAATGTTGACCCAGGATTCTTTATTGTCTTATCTGCTTTTGCAGATAATTTAAGCCATCTGTTCTGTTCCTGAGCAAATGTTTTATTTTTACTAAACTTTAATTTATCACTGAATATCATAGTACCTGGATCAAAAGATTTAAAATTGTCCCCTACCGAATTAGCATGAGACGGTAATTGAAATTTATGCATAGTGCCATCTGGAGATAATGCGGTCTCACCTTTTTCTATTTCAGCATTGATATTACCAACCCTACCACCCATTGCAAATGTAGCAGTAAAAGGATTTTGTATACCATTGCCCATCATAGTATTAAATGAGTTATTAGCTTGTGCAATTCTTTGCTGTGCTAATTCTAATTTTTCTTGTTTATTACCAGTTATTTCACCAACAGCTCCTTTTAGAAAAGCTCCTGCACCACCTATAATAGCTCCTGGCAATGCTCCAATACCACCAAGTGGAGCACCTGCCATAGCACCCATTCCAGCACCAGCTGCTGTATCTGCTAATACACCACCCCATGAATATTCAGGTATCAAACCACCTTCCTCATGTTTCCACTTCTTAGCATTAATAGCAAACTGCTTCTTCTTACGAATAGCAGGACTATCTGTGGATTTAATTTTAAGTTTGCTAGCAGGGATTTTCTTACCCTGCGGCACACCTAGGTGCTTATGTAAACTCCCCTGCTTAGATTTTTTAATTTTTATACTACTCATTATCTGTAAGAATTTCTATATACAACACCTAAGTTTTCTATAATAAACCTATAAGAGTCAGTATTAGTAGTAGGAATATTTGTATTAAACTCACATACTAAATACTTATCTCTCATCCTCTCTTGAAAATTAGTACGATGAGTTAAGGTTTCTATTGTAGGATCATTGGCTTGAAAACCGTAAGGAACATTAACGGCATTCCTAGGAATAACTGTAGACCATGCACGTTCTCTACGTTCTAAATTAGATTTATAAACTAAATCTGTAACACCTGTAGTTTGATAATCATTATAGAATAACACGTCATGAACAGGACACAATTCATTATCCATTAATTCATTGACGTTTCTCTTATAAACATCTGTAGTATTTGAAGATATTTTAACCTCCCCATTAATAAACAGATTGTCAAATACTTTTGTGTTAAGATAATATGGATTAAATGCCAGCCTAACCTTTGACCTATAACGACCAATTACATCGTTATAATATAACCCATAAAAATTATTTCTTGCCTGTACATTTTCATTCACATTGTGTACAAACAATAGATTAGCTGGCATATTTGATACATTAACATTATGCCTACTATTAGTTAAGTATGTATTCTTGTATGGTATATATACATATGGTACAAATGAATATATAGAATTAAACATATCTATTGTTTCATTAAAACATAATGTAAATGGTTTATTCAAATCATGCTCGTTTATACCAGGTGATACCATGCTACCATTTACATAGTCAGCTAAAGTAAATATTACTTCATTATTCTCTTTATCTTGTACAGATAAATAGGTTGACCAATTAATTAAGTTCTCGTCTAATAAGAATAATGACTTAACACCTTTCTGTAAAGCTAAGTCGCTAAGTGACTCTGCAAATCTATTAATAGATCTATTATTTCTATCTATCCAATATATACCTGCAACGCCAGCCACAACAGAAAACTTGTCTTCACAACCTTTTTGTGTAGAGATATAATCATATCTATCTAATACACCACCTGTACCTAATACAAGTTGAGAAGTATTATTGTCTTGTATAACAGATCTATCATTTACAGATAATGTACCAAATGCTTTGTCTTGCCAGAAATACAAGGAGTGACCATATTCTAATAAAGCATTTAATGAACCATATAAACTATCAACTTCAATTGTTTCATTAACACCAAACTTAGTCCATGAATCTACATATTCACCATTAAGTTTTGGCAGAGATGCTTTAATCTGTGTATCAAATACAGTTTCAGTTTGACGACTTTCATCAATAGATACTAATGCTGCAAGCAAAGGTTGCTGAGAATATACAGTATTGTATTTATACATATCGTCTGTTTGATTAAACACATGTAATGTATCCCTAGAGTCAGTAAACATATGTGCCCCAAGTTCTTCTTGTATCATGTATGAGTGAGCCACATTATATTGTTTATGTGTTTCAAACCCACCAGATCTTAAGTTACAATTTATAGAAGACTCTATTGGGACATATATAGATTCGTTCTTTGAGTAATCACTATAATTACCTTCTGCAATATCCATATCATATAACAATGTTGATACATCAAAGTATGTTATAAATGTATCCCCATAATTACAATCTGTCCATCTACCAGTAGTATAGATTACATCTGAACAAGGAATCATATTATTAAACTGCCTATTCTCATATGTTAACCCACCGTACTGTGAATTCCAACAATTGTTCTTATAGTTAACTAACGCTAATGTTTTGCCTTCTGCAGTCCAAGAGTTATTAGAATATTTCACAACAAGTCCTGTAGAACCTTTAGCATTTATATATTCTACATCATTATAATTATAGAAGGTTACGCCACCAACTGAATAATTAGGTTGATCATCAAGTGGTATAACATTTGTAGTATTAACTATATCAGTATAATCATTTGCTGCAAAAGCAGTCCTAACAGTATTAGCCCTACATTTAATAATAGACCTTTCGTTTAAAGAACCATACCCACCAGTTGAAACAGAATCAGAACTAAAGTCTGTTAAAAATTCTAAATAATCATTGCCAGACTTTGTAATATTCTTTGTTATATTTATTTCAGGAGATACTAATTTTACTAAGTTTTCATTACCACTAGAATAATAATCTAATGCTGTATTACCCCTATTAAGATACCAACCCGATATATTAGTAAACGGATAAGCTAAAGCCTGTGTTACAATCTGACGATCTTCTTTATTCCTAGGAACCCTATAAACTTGTGCAGATACTGCATCAGTTGGCCAAGAACCAGATTTAATTTTTATAACAGGGTATACTCGCCTAGCTTGAGTCATAGAAAATATCCTATTAGTAATTACACCATAAGTAGAGTCTACCATTTTAGGAATCCTAAGATCACATATCCATTTTGGTTCAGTGTCTTGCCCCCTAGTATTTTTAAAACTTACAAATAATCTATATACTTCATCTCGTTGCCATGATAGTTTACCACCATTTAATGGACTAGAATAATTACTATACGATCCATTAGATACTGTACCAACATAGTATGTAGAAGCAGTACCAGAAATATCATCTATAGCAAAATCTTCCCATTTAAATTCTATTTCAACATTAGGTCCTTCAGCACCTAGTGTCATGCCATCTGACTTGTATATAAATTGCTTTTCTGGATCAAGATCGTTATCTGGATTATTATAATTATTTATACCATCGTGAGTAACTATATAATTAGACCATCCTGCTGTATTCCAATCAGCAATAGTATCTGTAGCAGGAGTATTTATATATACATTACCCAAAATAGAATCATAAACACCCGCAGAAACAATTGGGTCACCACCAGTTGTAGAATAACTATAATTAAACGATAGTTGAATATTGGCATTTATTATAGATGATACTGAATAATTAAAAATTTGAGATATAGAGGTAACAGTAAATTCTAATATATCAGCACCAAAATTATATGTTATATTAGTTATTGTAGAACCTGTAGTAGTAAAATTCCATATATTAGGATCAGGATAATTAGTATCTTCATAATCACCATCTGTCATACCTTCTGCATATGTTACATTAACCAATGTTCTGCCATTTGGTATACCTGCTATAGTAGAAAAATTTAGAATTGTATACGTTATATAATAATCATTTATAGCTGTTACAGATGATTCCATTCCATAAGCAGTAAAAAAAGTAGTATCAGTACTACTAGATTCAATACAATTTCTAAATCTAACAGCCCTTGCATCAAAGTCATCTATAGTAAATGTTTTCTTTTCTATATTAC